CATTGAAGGTCCGCAACGATCTCCTCGCCGTCGTCGTCGTGATTGACGTTGCATTCCATCACGCGGCCGTCGGCGGTTCCGCCCCAAAGGCTGCCGTTGTGCACGACGAAGCAATGAAGGTTCCAGCCGGTGAACCGCGAAAAGCCGCCCGTTGAGCGCGCCCGTACGAACTGCTCGAACGTGTCCGTTCCCGTCGGCGCATTGATGAGCAGCATGTCGCCGCCGGGATAGTAGAGGCCCTGCCAACCCACGCCCGGGTTCGACGTTGCGCGGTTGCGAACGGGCGTCGTGATCCGGTCCGTAATGAAGCGAATGTCCTTGAACGCCTGTTGACCGGCGAAGGCCTGCGACAGCGGAACGAGGCCGTCCCGCGTCAGCAATCCAAGATCGCCGCTCAGCTCGACGAGCGGCCGATCGCCGACAGGCTCGCCGACATACCACGCGCCGACCTTGGCCCAGGCGTTCGCGTCGCCCGGGTTCGTCCCTGCGAAAACCGCGACCTCGCCCTCAGACGTGACGAACACCGTGTAATCATCGGGCCCGGCGCCGCCGTCGTGCGTGAGCGTGCCGCCGGCGACCAGGCGCCCGCCCCGCCCGAACGTCGCGCCAAGCGGGAAATTGAACACTTCGCCGGCGACGGTCTGCGTCGCGAGATAGCCGAACGTCAGCGAGTCGTTGAACAGGAAGAACAGCCGCTCTTTCGATTCGAAGACATAAAAAATATCGTTGTCGGCGAAGCCGCCCGCAATGGGCGTGAGCGAAGGCGTCGCCCAAACCGTCCCGTTGAAATGCCGCGGGTCGTCGACGCCGTTGCAAATCCACAGGAACGCGCCGCCGCTCGTTGTGAAATTGACCCAGGAAAAGCGCGCGCTGCCGAGCCCCGAGACCGCGGCGGCGCCGACGGCGCCCGGATTGCTCACGTCGTGAATCTCGGCGACCGAAGCCGCGAACAGTTTCGAGACCGCCGGGCCGCTGTAGCTCATGAGCGTTTCGACGTCGCCGTCGAGGCCGGTCGCGTGCTCGGCGATGCCGGCGCGCATTTCGAGTTCCTGGCCCTTCGGAAACCAATTATCGCAGACAATCGCGAATGCGGGCGGCAGCTCGAACGTAGGCGTTTCGGTGTCCCAGCCGCCGACGGGCGCAGGCCATGCCGTCTCTACGCTCTTCTGCGCGGGCGCCGGCTGCTTGCGCCGTGCCCGCGGCATGATCAGCGCGCGCCTCATTGGCGAGCCTTGAGAATGAGCGCAGTCGCCAACGCCACGTTGGCGACGATCGAACCGACGAGCGCGGCGATAAATTGCCACTCAATGAGGGAGGCGCAAGTGATCGTCATGGGCCGGAAAAGTCCCCTTCGGGAATGTTCGGTAACGGTAGATCGGCCGTCGACTCCGTTATGCAGATTGTCCCAACGCCAGTCTTCGCGTTGATCCGGTTCTGGACGCGCAGCTCATAGCTCTTCATATGCTCGGCGTAATCGAGCCCCTTCTGGGCAAGATAGCGCCAGCGGACGCCGCGCTTTAAGAGATCGTCGCCGAGCAGGAAGACGTCCGTGTCGGCTTCGAAGTTCTCTTGCGCCGCGCTGCCGGCCGACTCGACGGGCGTGTTTATGATGTAGTCATAGCCCATCGCGTCCGCGCTCGTCGGCGCGGGCAGAATGTGCAAGCCGTCCGATCGTCGGATCCACTTGGGATACATGATCGAACCGACAATCGCCGCGGCCTGCTGCGCCTGGTAATATGCGCTACTGACCGGCCCCGTGATCCGTATGTCGCGCGTCCTGTTCCAAAAGGAATCGGCGCACATGCGATCGAAGTCGGCGGGAAGGCCGGTAGCCTGCAATTCGGCGACCGAGGCCGTGAACGTGTGCGAAGTGCGCAGCTCCGGCCATTCATGACGGGCGGCGAGTTCCTCGACCTCCTCCTGGGCGAGCGCATAGAGCAGCTGTTGGGCTTCCTGGGCGTCGCCGATTATCGACGACGTGACCGGCAGCGAAACCATGCGCTGAACCCAATTCAGCGCTGTGAGCAGGGTCATACGAAGTCTTCGTCCTCGTCGGCCCCGCGCTCGGCGCGGTTCAGCTCGCGAGCGACGTCGCCCTCGACATCGTCCGGCTTGTTCGCGCGGCGCCCGCCGCGGCGCGCGGGCTGCGCCGCCGGCGCGGCTGCCGCGGGGTTCGCCGCCAACAGGCGCGCATTCTCGCGCCTGAGTTCCTCGATCTCTGCGTCCTTGGCCTTCATCTCGTCTTCGAACCGATCGAGACGCGCGGCGAGCGCTTCGACCTTGCCGCTGCCGTCCGTCGCGTGCTGCACAAACGCTTGCGCCTTCGCGCGGATCGCGCGCGCCTGAACGCCCAGGCCGCAATTCGGCAGGAAGCCGTCAGGCATGCCGGCGAGCTGTTCGACGGTATAGACGTTGACGTGCTTCAGCGTTTGCACCTGCGCCACGTCGAGTTGAGGCCAATTCTCGAGCGGCGTCCCGCTGTCCGCCGGCGTTTGCTGCTTGATCCACAGATCGTAAACCGCGCGAACCGTGCAATGGCCCGCGGGAATGCCGTTCTGATCGAGTATAGGACGCGCCATGTCCAATTCGCGGCCCAGCTTCGGGCTCGCGACCGGATTTTTGTTCTTGTCCGTGAATCCCTCAGGATAGTGACGCGCCGCTTCGAAGCAGTATTCCGACGAGCGTTGCCCGGGCGCCTTCAGGCTCGCGACGACGACCCGGTCGTAACGCGGCGCGCCGAACTGCTCCGAAGCGCGCTCGTTCTTTTCCGCCTTCTCATGGAAAAAAACGACGGTCCGATCCGGCAGAATGAATGGTTGCGGCTGCGCTTGCATGCTGTCTCCTGTCTCACGTGCTCTAGACCCTGCGCTGCGCGCGGATCACAATTCACAAACCACCCTAAAGAGACGCCGCGCACTGTCTCAGCGCGGCGCGTCGTTAGGGTGTACCCAAAATAGACGGGGGCGCCCTTCGGGGCGCCCCGCCCATTAGGCGAACGTGCCGATAACGACGTGCGGGTGATCGAAGTAGCATGCGACATCCGCCGCAGCGCCGCCGGCCGCCGCCGTCAAGCGAATGCCCGCGATCTCGTTTGCGGTCGCCGCATCGTCGAGCCGTCCCGCCGTCGCCGTCGCGTAGAGAGCGACGTTAGCCGCACAGTTGGCGGCGACGTTGACCGAGCCCGTTCCTTTGACGAGCGCCCAACCGTAATCGTTGTCCGCGAACGCCACTTGCGGAACCGCGACAAGATGATCCGCCGCGGCGAGGGTCGCCGTGATCGGGGTCATTTCGCCGGCCTCGTCCACGACGCACGCCTGGAACGCCGACACGGCGCCGTTGGCGTGCACCTTCATGTACTCATAGCCGTTGTATTCCGTGTGAACGGTCCGAAGCGCGATTCCGTCTTCGTCCGCCGTGGGCGTCTCCGTGACCTTCGGGCCCAGGAATGTAGTCATAGCAGTCTCCTAGGGCGCGCGAGAGCGCGCCGCCGTTTTGGGTTTCAGCTCAGAAGCAGCGCTTACTGCTGCAAGCGGCCTTGCATGGCCCGGTTCGAGCAAGTCAGGTTGCCGGCGAACAGCATCAGCTGAACGTCCGCGTCCTGGTTCACGCTCATGCGGTTCCCGCCGACGATCTCCATTTCGCGCTCTTCGTGCGTGACGTACTGCACGTAGTCCGTGTTGACGAAGAACATCGTGTCCTGAGGGCAATTGCCCCCTTGCCCGCCGTCGAGCACTACGTCGGCCGTGATGAATTTTATCGTCGTCCAGCCGCTTCCCGCCTTCGCGCTGCTTTCGGTCGTGATGTGCTGAATGCCCTGCAAGGCATTCTGGTACATCTCCCACAGATTGTTATCGGCGAAGATGACGTCGGGCTTCTCGTTGTTCCGCGAGAGCAGCGCCCACGTGTGGTTCATGGCCTGCCGAATGTTCGCGCTGGTCATGGCCGCTGAAAGGAAGGTCGAGCCGTCGACGAACTGGTTTTGCCAGAACGCACTCGAGGCGGCGATATTGCCGACCGTGCCCGATGACGGCGTCGTGGAAACGAGCAGCCGGAAGCCGCCGATTTCCTTTCCGCCTGAGCCCGTGCCGTCGGCGTAGACCGCAGCGCCCAGACCGTTGACGAAGCCGCGCTCCGCGTTCTTGACCTTGGCCGATGCGAGCTTGATCAGGCCCTCCTTGCCGG